CCAGAATCAACAACTTTTTATCGTCGCCTACTGGGCCCTAACTTATACAAGCTCGTTCCATATTTAATATGACCCCATGGATTGGGGTTGCCTCTCTTGGAGGACTTAACCCAGGCATGATCGCCTAGATAGCGGTTAGGCGCAAAGTACCTGCTGCTGCCAAGGTGCCAGCGGCACCATTCATCAAGGCAACAAGTGTCAATGCTTGTGTTCCATTTAAGGATACAAAACCTGAACCAGACAAACTGATGGTTTGACCCGCACCGATAGCAACTGCATCTGCAAATTCTATAGCGGTGACGTTGATCGAAACCCCAGCCACTTCCAATTTTATCTGTGCTAATACAGTTTCATTCGTTAAATCCGAGAAAACTGCTGTCCAATCAGCAAGATAGTTGCCAGCGGGCAACACGATCGAACCAGCGGTGTTCACGGCTTGGATACCGTTTGCGCTGGTGGTTGCAAGGGCAAGCGTCTTAGGGACAGTATTAGTTAGTCCCTCTGGAGCGCTACTTTGTAGCCATGCAACTTGGTTGTTTGTTGGAGCGGCCGCAATTGTCTCCAAAATTGGTACATCAAATGTAACCGTATAACGAACCCGCAACTCACCAATCACAGTAGTGTTGGTGTTGCCGTCAGTGGAAATATAAAGATTTCCACAGTCATAGGTTTTGATGTCCGTAGACCCAGGCAAACCGCCAGGACGTACATACTTCGCATCGCTAGTATTGTACATTTCCTTCGGTTCAAGCCTCAATCGCACAGAATTGTACGGCATTGCATCCATGTGTGGATGGGTATCTTCGACCATTTGTTTGGACGTAGGAGGAGCGTCAGAGGCATCATAGTCGCATGACAACATCACTTTTCCAGACTGTCCATTTGTCGCAAAAGCACTTACTTGTGGTTTGTAATAAAATTCAAGTGCTCTAAAGCGATATTTCTCCCAGAGAACTGCTTCTTTAGAAAGCCAAGGGAAAGTTCCTGCTTGGCCAGGGTTTATAGGATATTGAGCCGTGGCGAAACCCGTTGTACCATTGATATCAACGATGTATTCATCCTCGGTTATGGTGCAGCTACGTTTTCCACGTGTAGCAGCTCCAGATGGGAACATTCCTCCCATACCTCCATTACCTTTTCTCTGTCTTCGCGCATTACGTACTTTCGCGGCTCCACCTCCTGAATAGAAGGCGCCGTTCTGCATGCGTGGACCCGCTTTCACCGTTGGGCGTCGCGGGAATTTTGGGCCTTGCTTCTTCTTGAGCTGGCGTTGTTTCTTAGGTCTCTGTTGCATTGTTAGAGTTGTACTAGGGATAACCAATTGATTGGATGAAACTTTAATCGTATGTATTAAAGTTTTTATGCGACCATTTCCATCGCATCTACACATAAGCGCCTTTTCAGGAGGGGTATTACCCGTTTTTACACTTTGTGCGATCATTCCAAATGATCTTTCCTTTCCTAAGAAAAGTTCTCGCAGCTCTAGGGATGTCGGAATCTGTGTACGTGCACGTACCCATTCTGGGTCTTGGCAAAGCACAGGATCATATTCCTTCATCATCCAGGCGACGAATTCCTGAAGATACCTTCGCATTGGCACATCTGCCCACGCCACTCTTTGCATAGCCGTGACGCGTGTTAAAGTATATGCGGGGTCATCAGGATGACGAGAGTAGAGGAGGGACGTCAAGATTTTATTGCGGTCCATTAAAGGTACAGCGCAACCATCAATTATGACGGTATGAGCGGACAAGAAGTCCAACTCCTCTACTGGTCTGGGTTCCATACAATCGGTTGTCGTTGTGATACCGATGTCCTTCCAGACGGGGATTATGTTATGAGCATTAAAGAAGATTATCGCTTCTGGTGACACTGTAAAAGTGTTATCATCTCCTACAAGGGCTTTGGAGGTATGAGCTTCAAAAGCCTCATACGAATCCATACCCTCTGGGGCTACCATTAGCCAAGCAAACGCAA